GTCTTTGTCTCGGCGTCGAAGGTCTCGAACCCGCTTTGCCGCGTGCACGGCGGATCGGTGTCCATCAGCGCCAGGATCACCAGCGCCTTGAGCGTGCGCATCTCCGAAAAGGTCGCGGCGACGATGTCGAACTGGACGCGAATCTGGTCGGTGTCCTCGGTGTCGGTGCCGCCCAGCGAGACCGACGAGTCGGACGAAACGATGGTGTAGCGAATCGCCGGCCAGACCGGCGGGCGGGCGTTGCTCTGCGGGAACTCGATCGGATAGACGCGGTCGTCCACCAGCGAGCGAAGCTCCGTGAAGATGACCTGAGGAACGCCCACGCCTTACCCCTTTGGCGCCTTCCTCGCCGCGGCTGCGATGCCGTCGGCGAGGGTGTGGACGATGGCCTGCAGCGCTTGTTCCTTGCTGCCTTCGAAGCCGGGGCGCATGAACGGCTGGGCGGCCATCTTGACCGTGCCGAACTCGTTCAGCGCCGCAATCCGGCCGGCGTAGCCGTTGGCCTTGTTGCTGCGAACGGCCACGAGGTGCTCGCTCGTGCTGTCGGACTTGTCGGCGCTGATGTGCTTGGCGATGACGTTGCGGGCGACGTGGCCCGGCTGATAGGTGATGCCGTCGTGCGTGTAGGGCTTGTCGGCCAGGGTCGGCTGCTGCTCGGCCTTGGCGATGACGGCCTCTTTCACGACCTTCGCGCCGGCGCCCGTCGCGCGCCTGACGAGGCGGGCCTGGACGTCGGTCTTCATCTGCTGCAGCGCGCGGCCAAGCTCTCGCAAGCCCTGCACTGGCTGGCGTGTGGTGGTTGCCATGGTCAGCCCTGGTTGTTGCCGCTGGCGCACATCACGCGCATCTCGCGCTGGCCCAGGTTCGTGGGCACCACGCTCTGGACGTTGTACGTGACGGGGTTCGTCAATTCGGGGTAGCGCAGGCGCCACTTCGCCGACATGGCCGCCAGTTGCGGCGACCAGCGCACGACGATGAGCGTGTCGACGCTGGCCAGGATCTGCCCGGCCTGGAAATTCTCCGTGCCCTTCAGCGGCTCGATGCCGGCCCAGACGGTCGCGACCACGGCCCACCCAGGCACCTCGGCGCCCGCGTCGTCGCGGGTGACGTTCGGCTGCTCGACGATGAGCCGGTGACGGAGGCGGCCTGCGCGCATCAGGCCAGCCCGGTGTGCAAGCGCCAGGGACGCATCAGAGCCTGCGCGCCCATCGGGATGGGGCTCAGTTCCTGGATGGACGTGTCCTCGCGGTTCTCGTACAGGTGCCCCAGCGTCAGCAGCATCGCCGCGAGCAGCGACTTCGGCAGCGGCTCCACGTCGGGCGAATCCTCGGGCAGCGTGAAGCCGGCGACGTAGCGGATGCGCAGGGCGTTCATTTGCGAGCGCGTCGCGGGCCAGTAGGTATCGACCGCCGGCAGGATTCGAGGCGGGTCGGTGTAGGTGTCGAACTGGTAGCCGGCGAGATCCTGCTGCACGCCGTCGCCGTCGATGTAGACGAAGCTGGAAATGCTGTGCACCGGGGCACCCGGCAGCGTGATCGGGTCCACGCCGGGGAAGCAATCCAGCGCGAGTTCCAACGTCTTGACCGCCAGCGAGCGGCCGGTGAAGGCTTCACACCACTCGCGCGAGGCGGTGATCAGCGCCTGGATCAGCGTGTCGTCGGGGTGCGTCGGCGGGCTGTCATAGGCGTCCAGCCTCAGGTGAAGCCGCGCCTGCTCCAGCGTGATCGGCTCGACGGTCGGCTGGACGAGGACCTTGGGGATTCGCATGGCTCAGCCCGTCGCATTCATGGCGGTTTCCCGCGTGGTGAACCACTCGTCGGCCATCGGCGCCTCGGCGTGCATCTCGAAATGAGGAATGCCCGCAGTCCAGTGCAGCACCTTCGCGTCGGCGTTCTCGCCGTGCTCATCGACCAGCCAGTTCCACTCCATCGGCAGTTCACCGATGAAGCCCTCGTCGAGGAAGCGCAGCTGCAGCAGGTCCAGCAGGGGCGTCTTGCGCACGAAATCAGGCGTCACGTCGATCCACGCGGGGTGCCGGCAGTTGAAGAGCATCACCGAGGCCCACTGCTTGCGCTCATAGTCGACGTTGTCAGCCTCCATCGACGTGCCGCGGTACTTGCGCTCATGGCGGGTGCTGTAGTCGTGCTTGACCACCATCACCGCCTTGCTGTGCCGGGCGTGCTCCATGAGGCCGTTGATGTCGGCGCGACACAGCATGTCGGCGCCGTCCAGGAAGGCCGCCCAGCCGTTGAAGCCCATCGTGTGCGGCACCAGGAAGCGCCGAGCCGTGAAGGCGTTCGAGCCCTCGCTGTGGCCCGGCGTGGCCAAGCGGGTGAGCGGCGCAATAGCCACCGGCTCCCTCGCGTGGTCGAGAACCGATTGCACGAAGACGTGCGTCCCCACGGCCGCGCGATCCTCGTGGCCGGTGAAGACGTGGAACACGGCGTCAGTCCTTCACAGCCTCAAGGCGGAAGTCGCGCAGTTCCCGCCCGGCCGGGTGCCACTGCGTCGGACGCTCGACGATGTCGCCGAACCCTGCGGCGGCGACGATCGGCTGCAGGCTCTTGAAGGTGTAGCCCCAGCGGTGCAGCATGAGCGGGTCCTTCTGGCGCGGGTCGCCGAACGCGCCCCACATGCCGAGCTGGTCCGGGTGCTTGCCGGCCACGAAGGCGCCACTCAGGATGTTCTGGCAGCACTTGATGAGGTCCGGCAGTTCCAGCACCAGCCGACCACCGGGGCGCAGCAGGCGGCGCCATTCCTTCAGCGTGCCGGCCACCTCCCACGGCAAGAGGTGCTCGATCAGGTGCACGGCCAGCACTTCCTCGGCCACACCATCGGGCAGCGGAATGGCTCCGGCAGGCGCAACGATGTCGGCGCCGGGCCGCTCGACCATGTCCACGCCGGTATAGCCAGCGATCCGCCGGCCGCCGGCGCCAATGTTCAGTTTCATGCCGTGATCCTCTTGACGAAGGCCCACGCTTGGCGGGCCTCCACTGCTTTCCATTGCCACCAGGCCAGCCGGCGCAGGAAGTCACGGCGGTTGACTGCCGAGTACTCCTTGCCGCTCAGCCATGTCGCGGCGCCGTCTTCGGCCCGGAACGGCACACCGGCTATGACCGCATCGACGCACACGTTCGAGTGCCTAGCCACCACCAGCGACGCGCCGGCCAGCACTTGAGCGATAGGCGACTGCCAGTCGCGATCGCATGGCAGCCGGTAGTCGTCGTCCTCACCCTTGGGCCGGTGCAGGATGCGTCGGCCCGGGAACTCAGCCTGCAGCGCCTTGAAGGTCCGCCGCTCCCAGTCGTCGCAGTGCAGGTAGGCCCGGGACTTCCTGCCCATGCCGACAAGCACAATGTGGCCGGCCGGGTCGTAATCCTTGCGCAGCGGCGTTCGAAGCCTGTCCCACCGCGTCGCGTCGGGCGGCGTCTTGTCGAGCCACTGCTGCGGATGGTCGTGGTCGACCGACATCTTCGCGTGCCCGACTTCCTTCTCCCGGCAGACGTAGCCCAGGTCCCACAGCAGCGCGCGCCCGCCGGCGGCCACATGTCGGCGTCGCGCTGCGTCGTTCTCTGGAGCTCCAACGCCCCACAACATCAGCCAGTCGGAATTGCCCCGGTAGGTGTGCGTCTCGACCAGCGAATCCCCGGCCTCGATCACCGCGTGGTGCATCGCCTTGAGGATCGCCTTCGCGGTGCGCGAACAGGCCCGAGCCTTCAGAATTTCAACCCGGACAGCCACTGCGCGTATCCCTTCGCCACATGCTCCAGTTGGACAGCCGGCGCAGCCTCAAGCAGGCGGCACGACACGGCGCGGCGCACATCAGCCGGCGTCAGCGCGTCCAGCGCGTGCGCTAGGCTTTCGGCGTCGCCCACCCAGAACAGCGCCCCGTTGTCCGTCTCGACGTAGCCCTGCTCCCGGTTGGCCACCATGGGCGTTCCGGTTGCCTGGGCGTTCGCCGCCTTCACGTTCGATTTCCAGTTCCGCGGCGCGTAGCCGTCGGCTTGCCGCAGAGCGACGACGATGTCCAGGTCGGCCAGTTGCGCCGGGTTCACGACGAAGCGCCAGCCGCGGCGCATGCACTCGGTCTCCAGCAGCCCGCGCCACGCACCCAGGTACTGCTCGCCGCCTTCGTAGCCCACCACCTCGACCCGCTCGCGGAGCGGGTTCAGCCGCTGCGCCGGTCGCGCGTGATGCGGCAGATGCAGCACCGGGACGCCGAAGCCTGCGCAGTCAGCGGCCATCGCTTCGGTAGCAGCCACGATCGCGGCCGGGCGCAGCTGCTTCACTTGCCCGGCGAGCCACGCCTTGCACTCAGCCTCTGACCACAGGTTGCCATCCGGCTGCGGCCAGGCGTCGACCACGTCCCACACCAGCGGCACGCCGGCGCGGTGAATCCTCTCGATCTGCCCTGCTGCCGGCCGCTTCACCAGCACGGCCAGGTCGTAGGCCACCACATCTCGCGCATCGGGCAGCACATCAGCTCCAATCGCGCGCCCGATCTGGACGGCCCTGATCTGCCAGCTGCCGCTTGTGCCGCGGCCCGTGAAAAGAACCTTCACGCCTTGATGCCGAAGGCCAGCAACTCCGTGCGGGCGTAGTGTGGGTGCCCGTCGACCTTCAGGCCCGGCAACTTGCCTTCGCTCTGCCGGCGCCAGCTGCAGTATTCGCGCGCCGCCCACTCGATGCCTGGAAACAGCAGCGGCAGCGCCTCGCGCGTGAACCGCCAGTAATCGTTCGGGTAGGCATGCGGTCGCCAGATGAACGGGACCGCCACCAAAAGCGTGCCGCCCGGCACCAGCATGCTCTGCAGATTCGCCGCCAGCACCCAGGGCCGCGGCGTGTGCTCCAGCACCGAGCAGCAATCGATGTGATCGAACTGGCCGAGGTCCGTCGTCTCCAGGTTCGCGACGATGTCGACGCCCTCGCCTTCCAGCATGTCGACGCCAATGCACACCGGGTAGGGCGCCCGGCGATCCCGGCGGCCCGGGTAGACCCGGCTGCCGACCACCAGCGTCCGGCCAGCGCGCGGCGTGTGCTCGCGCTCGAACTCGGCGACGAGGTCGACCTGGTCGAAGTGCTCGTCATCCGGCTCGATCTGCTTTTTCCTCATGCCGCAACCTCGCCCAGCAGATGCCTGATCGCTGTGCCGCTGTGAATCTCGTCGACGTCCCACATCGCCCAAGCCAGCCGACGGAACATCGCCAGCCGGTCGGCGTCGTCGCGCTTGGCCGGCACCTTGCCGAACTGCGCCAGGGGCAGCCCGGCCCGCGCGCCGATCCAGTCGGGGAAGCCGTGCCACACCGGAATGCCGGCCATGAGCGCCACCAGCGC